TTCTCTTCTTTTTTGAGGTCTGCATTGAGCTTGTTGATCTTAAGATTTTCTTTGGCGATTTCTTGAGTTGCTGCGTAGTTGTCGATCTGGGCTTGAGTCAATGCCAGATCTTTCAGGATTTTAGAAGCTGAGAAGTCTGCCTTCATACCAGCTTCTAATGCTTCCGATCTTGCTTTTGACAATTGTTCTGGTGCAAGTTCTTCAGCTCTACGAGTTGCCAAAACTTGCTCAATATTCTTGAGATAGTTCTCACCGCCTGGAAGGGTAGCGAGCTTGTACTTGTAGTCAAATTGCAAAAACTCTGGATCAGTTTTAGCCAAGTCGGCCTGTGCATCAAGTAGTTGAGCTTCTCGAATGTTTTCGGGAAGATTGGTTTCTCGCAGCCTTGCTGCTCGTTCACGAAGACGGCTTTCAGCAATTTCTGGCCTGTTATTCGCTAACGCAGACACCACCTCAGAAACTGAAGTCAGCGTTTCTTGCTGTTTGTCTTTGCTTAAAGAAGTAAAAGTTTCCGACAAAGTTTTTGCCGTGTCTTTGTCAGTAAAAAATGCAAGTTCTGCAAATTGCTCTGGCGTGGCATTTGAAACACCACCTTGCAAAATTTTATTGACTCGCGTTTGAAATTGACTCTGGCGCTCGTTCGCCTGCTGCAATGCTTATTGCTCAAGCGCAGATTTTTGTTGCAGAGCCTGCGCCTGTTGCAGTGTCGAGCCAAGTTGAACTGCTCGAAGTGCAGACGCGAAAGGGTCTTGAACCTGTGTGCGAAAATCAAATTGTTGTGCCATTTTCTTTTCCTAAACCAGGTATCCACCTGTAGCCATAGCCGGGCCGTACGGAGTTGGTGCTGGAATAGCCGGTGCTGCTGGCGTTAAAAATCGAGACATGATCAAAGCACTCGGAACAGCAGACGCAAGGTTTCCAATGGCTTGAGCCTGGCCTAAAGCGCCAGCAGCCTGTGCAGCACCAATGGTTCCTGCTGCTCCTGCGCGAGCTGCTCCTATTTGACCTAACAGACCAGAGACCGCTTGCCCTGTACCAGCACCGACAGCCGCTTGTCGTGCAGCAGCTACCTGCCCGAGACCCGCTAACTCACCCGTCACCCCTAGACCAGTCGCAGAGAATCCACCGAGCCTTCCGAGCTGTCTTTCAATCGCCTCAGAAAGCATCTGAGGTCTGAACTGCGCGAGAGCTGCTTGGACGTTCCCACCTCTCAGTCCACCAGTCGCTGATGCGCGTTGCAGCAGAGCCTCTTCGCCTTGCCTCACTAACCCTTGATACTCTGCGCCTTGTTCAAGAGCTGAAATCGCGGATCGTTGAGCCTCTGGCCCAAGAAGACCACTTAGAGCCTGCTGCTGCTCGAACGCTCTTGTTCCTGCTTGTTGGAATGGTGCATAACCAGGAAGAGCAGATACACCAGCAGAGACATAAGGTTCGAGAAGTTTGGTGACCTCATCAAACTGTCTGCGCTGCTCTTCGATCCCAAGTTCTGCCGCTCTTTCTTGAGCGCCAGCAGCAGTGCCAGCAGCAGACTTCGCAGCGCTTGACTGCATTGAACTACCAATTAGGCTTGCGCCTCCCGCAATAAGTGCGACTGGTGCGCTAGGCATTTGGAAACTCCTTCTTATAATCCTCGTATGATTCTGCGTAGAAGTTCATTACATGGTGCGCGACCTTATGCGCTGCCGCAGTTCCATGAACAATCTGCACGACAAGAAGCACGACATCGTAGTAACCCGCTCTCCAGACGAAAGACTTCTCATCCGCTTTTCCTTCTCTTTCGACCTTGTCTGATGCCTGCCACTTCAGAATGAGCAATGACATCGCAGGCAGAAGCGCCCCAGCGTTCTGGGCAAAAAACGGGTTTGCAGGCATTCCGACCAGGGTATTCCAGATGGTCGCGTCTAAATCCTCTCTGGTGACAGGATCGCCATCGGCATAGTCATCAAAGACTTGGAGGACGTCATAGAGATTGACGAGCCACTCCACCGCTGCCGGGGGGAGAGAAAAGGCTTTTTCGAGGTTCTCTTTCAAGACAGTCATTGGTATCCCCAAATGAGCTGTCGGTGGCTCGATAGGCTCGACAGAATAATTGTCGCACATAGTCCCATTTCGTCAACCCTTACACAATACTTGTAATGATGCCGTTGGTCACCGTTACCACCTCTCCACTACCAGCAGTAAACGATCCAGAAACACCAACGTTCTCAAATGCCATTGTTCCCAAACCAGAGACCGCAATAGTTATTGACCCACCGCCGTTTGTAATAGTTATGTTTGCACCAGCAGTCAAAGTTGCTTTAACAAGTGTGTTTCCAGTTGTATTTCCAATCAGCAACTCACCGTTGACGTAAGAAGTCTGTCCCGTCCCACCATTTGTTACTGGTAACGTTCCCGTGACTTCTGTCGATAAATTAACTTGGCCGGCGGTAAAGGGTGCTGTTCCATTGCCCTTAACCACGCCAGTCAATGTGGTCGCCCCAGTCCCACCATTTCCGACAATCAGGGTTCCACTCAGAGTCACAGCGCCATTGGTCGCAACTGCTGGAGTTAACCCTGTCGTGCCAGCCGAGAAACTGAGAACGCCTGTGTTTGACAACGTAATCGACCCGGAGCCATTTGTGACTCCAATGCCTGCGGTCGGTGTTAGCGTGTTGAGTGCGTATCCAGTTCCATTGCCAATTAGTAATTGGCCATTTGTTGGAATCGTCGTTAAACCTGTTCCACCTTTGTTAACTGGAACCGCTGGCGTGAGTTGATCGACAGAGAGAAAAAGGTTTTCAAATTGCTTAATCTGCTCAAAATCTTGAAGAAACGCAGACAGTTGGTCTCTTGTTAATTTTAATGGTGGGTTTGCCATCTTATGCCGCCATAGCCTCTAATTCGGCCTCTAAGCGGGTCACAGAGATGTGGGCATCACTCGTGCCTCGAAACCTCTGAACCCGCCAATTCCTCATAAAACCCTGTTGAAACCAGACCAGACGCTTTGCAGGACTACCCGTAGTCCCGATCTTAATGAATCTGTCCTGCGACCAGTTCTTGCCATCGATTGAATACGATGTCGAGATCGTGGGGTCGAGACCTAAAGCCACGCTCCCCGTGAGCGCGACGAGTTCGAGCTGGTGGACGACCACGCCCTTACTATTGTTGTAGATGATGCTTGTGGATAACTCCCATCTGACGATCTGCCCCCAGTGGCTTGAAATCGTGTCCACAAGCCGCCCAAGGTTCGAGGTCTGGGGATCACCACAGATCCATTGGTTATAGCACCAGACGAAGTTCCTGGCCCGATACTGAGCGAATCCGACGGTAGAGGTCGTCAGGACAAACCAGACCGCCTGCCCTGCCTGGGCGCTGGTATTCCCATCGAAAACCAGAGTCTTGTCGGGGAGGTGGATGTAGAGAAAAGTGTGGTCTTTCTCGACCCTGGACTCGACCAAGACCTGAGACAGTGTCGCCAGGGAATACTCTTGCAGAATCTGGTCGATCTCTCTGGTTGCGATCTTCTCTGTGCTTGCGTTTGCTGCTAGATACACACTCGGCGCCTCGCCCTTGCCGTTTCCGACCATAGCAATTCTCTGTATAAATTCGCAGCAGGCATGAGTTCCGACCGCTCCTTTTTGGACTTGCGCTCCGTCTACCCGGTTAAATGGGAAGAATGCGCCGCCCACGTTGTCGAACACCTCGATGGTGTTGGCGTTGATCGCGTAGACCTCGTTTCTGAGCTTGATCACCGCAACAATAGGATCGGGATCGATCTCAGAAGAACCGTACTTCAGAGGATTGACCTCGAATGGATCGGTCAGCTCGGTGACGACCAGAAACTCCCCGTCTGTGGTCATAAAGTACCCATCGATCCAGACAACATCGAGGACGGTTCCTAAGTCTGGGTCGGTCACCTGGGCGAGTACCGAAGTTACCGGGTTCCAATAGTAAAGCCTGCCACCAGAAGCAATGGCAAGAAGCTCGAACGAATAGGTAAACGAGACTAGATCGGTTACTGGCCCACCGACATCTCCCAGGATAGTCACCAGCCCAGTCGAGGAAACAGTCACCAGCTTCGTCCCCATGACCCGGTAACAGACCCCGTTCCACTCGATCCCACCGCGGTCTACGCCTGGGCCAGTGCCGATCTGCACCACGCCCTCTGCGGGTCTGAGGTATCCATTAGAGATCCCATTCCCGAAAGCGACAGGCATCATATTCACGGGATAAGCCTGCCTGAAGTCTGGCGCGTTATCTGTGAACACTCCTGAAAGGATGGGGATCTGCATTATTTTTTCGTCGCCTCATAGCGCTTGAGCAATGCCCTGCCCTTTGCGGCAAGACGAGCAGCTGCTGCCGATGTACTCGGTGCAGCCTCACCCCATGCCCTTGCTGCCAGGGCCAACCTCGTCGGCTCACCGTTGGGCTTTTTCAGTGGCCCGGACGGGTTCGTGTAGAACCTGGTCAAAAACGACCCTTTGCGCCGCATTTTCTCCGGCGTGTCTGCTGGGCCTTTGACGCCAGGCTTGAGGTTTGCGCCTTCTTTCTTCTTGAAGTGCGCCCTTCCAGCCGCTGTCAGACCGCCTTTAGGGTCTTTGATCATTAGAAGGTGACGGTGACTTTATAGGCTTCGAGTTTCACGACATTGTTCGCTGTTGCAGGCTGCGCTGTGAAGGTGAACGTCTGATCTTCCATCGCGTTAACGGCCAAGAACACATTCGCACCCGTGGACAGACCATGCCCGAGCTGGCCCGTAGGATTGGTGATGACCTCGTTATTCCCACGGTTGCAGACAAACTTCTCAGCACAGGCGCTTGCGTTGTTTGCAGCAGAGACGGCCAACAACACGCCACCGCCATAGGTCATGCCGAGATTCTTTGCTCCTGCGCTGTTCGTCAACGTCCATAGGGCATTGATGTTCATCCCACCACCGTAGGCCATCGACCAGCCTGGGATCGTGAAGGAAGCCAGGGTGACGGCACTATTGGCCACCGCAACAGTGGGAGTGCCTAGACCAGCCACGAATGGCAGATTAATAATGATTGCCGTTCCAATCGTGTCTGCATCAATACCTGTGATCTCGTAGAACCCATTGACACCAGTCCCACCGGCCCAGGTCACAAAGACATCATTGCCCACAGCGATAGCTGCCGTGAGACCGTGAGCGCCTGCACTGTCGATCTGTACCAGACCCGTGTTGTCTTGATAGGTCAATGTCACAAAAGTGGCAGCAGGCTCGATGATGCTCTGTGGCTCCAGATCACCGAAGACAAGGGGAGGGGGAAGGCTCAGACTGATCGCCGAAGGTGGCCCG